GCCCATGACCCGACCGGGCATCGGCCAAGGGCGCGACAAGAACTCCCCAGAGCGAATGGCCAGACGAAAGGCCGCCCTCGTTCGCGCCGCCGATCGGCGCCGGGCACTGGCAGCGGGAGAGATCACCTGACCGACAACTGAACACGGGGGTGCCCTATGCCCAACGTCGGCTATGCCACCCTGCAGGTCATCCCCTCGGTGAGGGGCATCTCGTCGGAACTGCGCAGCCAGCTCATCGGCCCCGCAGCCGACGCGGGCAACGAGGCGGGCGAGGAGGCCGGCGGCGGGCTCAAGGACAAGCTCCTCGTCGGCGCGGCCGCCGCCGGTGCGGCCGCAGGCGCCCTGCTCGTGGCGGGCATCAGCGAGGCGATGGACCAGGCGAACATTGCCTCCACGCTGAAGGGCCAGCTCGGTGCGACGGCCAGCGACGCCGCCCGCTACGGGAAGATCGCCGGACAGCTGTACGCGAAGGGCATCACCGAGGACGTCGCCGCTGGCGCCGAGGCGGTCCGGGCCGTCGTGTCGGGCGGGCTCGCCCCACCGGACGCGACGAACAAGCAGCTCAAGTCCATTGCCGCGCAGATGTCAGACGTCGCCACGACGTTCGGCACGGACATGAGCCTGCAGTCGCAGGCCATCTCCGCCCAGCTGAAGAACGGCCTGGCGCCCAACGCGGAAGCGGCGCTCGACGTCGTCACCACCGGGTTCCAGAAGCTGGGCCCGAACGCCGAAGATCTTTTGGAGACTTTCCAGGAGTACCCGGTCCAGCTCAAGAAGCTCGGACTCGACAGCAAGACCGCGCTCGGCCTGTTCTCGCAGGGTCTCAAGGGCGGTGCCCGCGACACGGACATCGTCGCGGACTCCCTCAAGGAGTTCTCGATCCGGTCGATCGACATGTCGCAGTCCAGCCAGGACGCCTACAAGCTGCTGGGGCTGAGCGCGACGGACATGTCGTCGCAGATCGCCAAGGGCGGCAAGGGCGCGACGGCCGGACTACAGACAGTCCTGGACAAGCTCCGTGGAATGAAGGACCCGGTCAAACAGCAGGCGGCTGCGGTCGGACTGTTCGGCACCCAGGCCGAGGAGCTCGGTACGAGCCTCTTCAAGTTGGACCCGTCCAAGGCCGTCCAGTCCATGGGGGTCGTGTCCGGGTCGGCCAAGCAGCTCGGCAAGGATCTCCACAGCGGGCCTGCCCACGAAGTCACCGTCTTTCAGCGAAGTCTCAAGCAGGCCTTCGTCAACGTCCTCGGCGGCCAGGTCCTGCCCGTCCTCGCGCGCGCCGGCGGGTTCGCCAACAGGGTGCTCCTGCCGCCGCTCAAGGCCATTGCGGCCACAGCAGCGTCGCTCCTCATGCCCGCGCTGATGGGCCTGTGGAGCGCCGGCACCAGCGTGGTCAACTGGCTGCGCGACATGGGCACCTGGCTGATCCCCATCGGCATCGCTGTCGTCGGGTTCACCGCGGCGATCCTCGCCCAGCAGATCGCCACGGCTGCGACCACTGCGGTGTTCTCGATCTACCGCGGCGCGATCCTGGCGTGGACCGCCGTGCAGCGCGGAGCCACCATCGCGCAGATCGCGTTCAACGCGGTCATGAACGCGAACCCTGTGATCCTGGTGATCACGGCGATCCTCGCCCTGGGCGCCGCACTCATCGTGGCGTACCAGCGCAGCGAGACGTTCCGGTCGATCGTGCAGGCTGCCTGGGCGGGTATCCAGACGGCGGCCATGTTCGTCTGGAACTCGGTCCTCAAGCCAGCGTTCGCCGGGCTGATGGCCGGGCTGTCGGCCCTGGGTGCGGCGTTCACGTGGCTCTGGGCGTCGGTGATCAAGCCGACGTTCAACTTCATCGTGGTCGCCGGCAAGGTGTTGGCCGTCGTCCTGGCCCTCACAGTTTTCCTGCCGATCACGCTCGGCGTCCTGGCCCTCGCCTACATCTTCCCCTGGCTGTGGACGCACGCGATCAAACCGGCTTTCGATTGGATCGCTGCCGGTGCCGTGCTCCTGTGGTCCGGGCTGAAGGTGGCCTTCGGGTACATCGTCGGCGGCTTCAAGGCGGTCGGCGCGGGAGCAATGTGGCTGTACGACGCGGCGATCGCTCCGGTCGTCGACCTCGTGCTGGCCGGGCTGCGCCTGCTCTGGGCCGGGGCGAAGCTGATCTTCGGGTTCTTCGTCGGCGGGCTGAAGGCTGTCGGCGCCGGGGCCAAGTCGCTGTGGACCGCAGCCGTCGCACCAGCCATGCACGGCATCCAGTCGGTGATCTCCACCGTCTACAACTCGGGGATCAAGCCCGCCCTCAACGCGCTGAAGACGGCGATCGGTCAGGTTGGCAAGGCGTTCGGTACGGCGAAGGACGCCATCAAGCTGGCCTGGGACAAGGTCAAGGCGATCGCGAAGGCGCCCGTCCAGTTCATCATCGACACCGTCTACAACAAGGGCATCGTCGGTGTCTGGAACAAGGTCGCGGGCGCGTTCGGTGCGCCGAAGTTGAACAAGTTCAAGTTCGCCACCGGCGGCCCCGTGTTCGGCGCGGGGACCGAGACGAGCGACGACGTCCCCGCGTGGCTCAGCAAGAACGAGCACGTGTGGACGGCACGCGAGGTGAAGGGCGCGGGCGGTCACGGCGCGGTCATGGCCCTGCGCAACTGGGCGGCGGCCGGCGGCCGCGGCGCGCTGCCCGGGTTCAAGGACGGTGGCGGTCTGTTCGGGTGGATCGGCAGTGCCGGGTCCACTGTGGCGGGGTGGGGCTCCAAGGCCTGGGACAAGGTGAAGGAAGGGGCGTCCTGGCTGAAGGACACTCTGGCCGCATCGGCGAAGGCCGGTGTCAACGCCGTCGTTCGGCCGCTGTTGAGGAGCATTCCGGGCCTGGGGTCGGGGATCGGCGACATGATCGCCAAGATCCCGAACAGCATGATCGACTCCCTGTTCGGCTACGCCAAGGAGGCAGACGACAAGGGCGCCAGCGACAGCTTCGGCGGGGGCAAGATCCCGTCCGGCCAGCACGCCGCGATCATCAAGCGGGCCCTGTCGGCCGCTGGTGTGCCGCCGCCCGGCACACTCGCGCAGTGGCTGTCCGGCCTCAACACTCTGATCACGCGTGAGTCCGGCTGGAACGCCTCGGCGGTCAACCGGACCGACAGCAACGCCCGAGCCGGCCACCCCAGCCAGGGCCTGGCGCAGACGATCCCCGGAACGTTCAACGCCTACGTTCCGGCGTCACTCAAGAGCCGCGGAATTCTGGACCCGGTGGCGAACGTTGCCGCGGCGATCCGTTACATCGTCGCCCGGTACGGCAACATCACCAGCGTTCAGCAGGCCAACGCTTCCAAGAGCCCGAAGGGCTACGCAGGCGGTGGCCGGCCGCGTGCGGGCGAGACATTCTGGGTCGGCGAGAACGGCCCCGAGCTCATGCGGCTCGGGCCGGGCGGGGCCACGGTGTGGGACTCAGCGACGTCGATGGCGATGGCGTCCGGACTCGGCGCAATGCGCGGTTTCGCGAAGGGCACCAGCAACGCGAAGACTCGTGCGGCGGCCCGCAAGCAGGTACCGGGTGACCTCAGCTCGGTGCACAAGGTTCTGACGGCGAGCGCGGCGGACATCAGGAAGGCGTTCGACGAGCTCACCAAGGACCTCAAGGCGGCGGGCGGTTCAGCCAAGGGGCTGGCGGACTCCAGCAAGAAGGCGTCCGCGAAGCTGCAGTCGTTGGCGAAGCAGCGGGACTCGGTGGACAGCAGGCTCGAGGCGGCCAAGACCGCGGCAGCCGATCAGAAGAAGTCGGCCGCGGACTTCCTGGGGCTGTCGAATCTGCAGGACTCCGGATCGGTCGCTGACCTGATCATGGGCATGGAGCAGCGGCAGTCCACGCTGAAGGCCTTCCAGGGCACCATCTCCGGGCTGTCCAAGAAGGGCCTGAACCAGGACCTCATCAGCCAGTTGGTGGCGATGGGCCCGGAGAGCACGCTCGCCACCCTGGTCACGGGGGCGAACAAAGCCCAGCTCGCCCAGCTCAACAGCCTCGCCAAGTCGGGCGCCAAGTTGACCACCAGCTACGGAAACACCATGGCGGACGCCATGTTCGACGCCGGGGCGAACGCGTCGAAGGGCTTCCTCACCGGACTCAAGAGCCAGGAGAAGGAGCTCCAGGCGCAGATGAACAAGCTGGGCGACGGCCTGGTCGCGAGCATCAAGAAGAAGCTCAAGATCAAGTCGCCGTCCCGGGTCACCCAGTGGGTCGGCGAGATGACCGGCGCCGGTGTCGGCGTGGGCCTGGACAACATGGCTGCCAGCGTGGCGGCTTCGGCTGCGCGCGTCGCCGACGCCGCGGTGCCGGAGGTCCCCGCCGTGTCGCCCGCCTCGTACACCGCCGCAGGCGTCGCGGGTGGGGCTCTCGCCTCCGGTACCCGGCTGCGCCTGGTCCTCGAGGACGGCCGCGAGCTCGGCGCCTACGTCGAGGAGAAGGCAGACGCGCGTGTCGACGCCGGCCTCACGGCCGTGCGGCGCAAGGTCCGCTCCGGCACCAAGTAGAGAAGGGAGCAGCGGGATGCCGATGATCGTGGACCCGTCCGCGCCGCACATCACCCCGCCCACCCCGGCCGTCAGCCCGGACGGATGGCTGACGGCCAGCGTCGATACGACGTATGCGGGTGTGTTGTTGGGCGTCGACTATCGGCAGGACGCGCCCTATGCGGACGCGGCCGACGTCCGCAAGGTGCGGATCATGCGCACCGACCCGGGTGCCGTTCCGGTGCCGGTGCGGTCGGCGGACACCGCTTGGGCGATTGAGGGCGTAGGCGCCGCGTATGACCACGAGGCGCCGCTCGGGGTGGCCGTCGTCTACACGGCGACGCCGATTCTCGTGGACGGGAGCGAGGGGCCGTCGTCGTCGGTGTCGGTCACGGTCGACGAGCCGGAGGCTCCGGCCGACGTGTGGATCAAGAGCCTCGACGAGCCTGGGCTGTCCGCCCGGGTCACGGTCACTTCGTGGCCGCAGCTGCAGTGGTCGTCCCGGATCGACACCGCGGACGTGGCCGGGTCCCGGTACGCGGCGACGGCGCAGGATGTATACGCGTCCGCCGCGTCGGAGATCAGCATCGACGCGGAGAACTCTCAGATCGAGGTCCTCCGCGAGCTGCTAACCACGCCCGGGGTGCGGCTGCTACAGACCCGCGGCGCCGCGAGGCGGCCCGACCAGTTCGTTCTCTTCGCCTCACCGGCCGAGGCGGTCGACACCACCCCGGACGAGGCACGGACGTTCACCGCGTCGGTCCAGGAGGTGGCTCGGCCGGACACCGCCGGACAGCCGATGCGGATGCCGGGATGGTCGTATGACGCCCTCGCCGCCAACTACGCCACCTGGGACGCGGTCGCGTCGACGTTCGCGTCCTACCAGCAGCTCGCGACGAATGGCGTCCTCGGATGATGCCGATCGCTCCGGCGTTGCTGGCCGCGCTGCCGCAGGCGATCGGCCGCCCGTATTACGCCGAGTGGTCCAACGACGGCGGGACGACCTGGTCGCGGTGCGGGCTCGTCGCCGGATCCGCGTCGATCACGGCGGACCGTACCGCGGAGACCCGGTACACCGGCCAGGCCGATGTGATCGGCGTGGCCGAGGGACGCGACGGCATCAACAGCGTCGCGACGAACGTCCGGCTCTGGCAGGGCGTCAAGCTCCCCCGCCAGGATCCGGTGTGGTTCGCGGCCGGCCGCTACACCGTCACCCGCACCAAGGCGACGAAGACGGGCGGAATCGGCCTCGAGCTCGACGGGCTCGAGGGCGACCTCCGGGCCGCCTCTTTCCCGGTGGCACGCGCGGTCGGGCCCGGGCTCGCGCGCACGCTCGTGCCGTCGCTGGTCGCCGAGGCGCTGCCCGGCGTCCCTGTGGCCTGGCGCCCCGGGGTGGACCCGGACACGCAGATCCCGCAGATCGCCGCGTCCGAGGACCGGTGGGCGGTGCTGTCCGCCGGCAGTGACTCCACCGGCGCGGCCACCGGGATCGCGGCCGCGCTGGCGGGCGAGATCTGGGTGGCTGCCCGCGGCATCGTCACCGTGGGCCCGATGCCCACGCTGGCTGACCCGGTCGTGTGGTCCATCGCCCGCGGCGTGGGCGGCGCCCTCGTACAGCCCGACAAGGAGCAGAGCCGCGAAGGCCTCGCGAACGTATGGGTGGTGACGGGCGACGGCGGCGACGGAAGCCCGGCGATCGGGCCCGTGTTCGCCTGGGACGACGACCCGAACAGCATCACCTATGCGGGCCCGGACCCGATCGGTGACCCGGGGGCACCGCAGCGGCTCGGACTCACTGGGGTCCGGCTGCGGGTCCAGCGCCACTCCTCGTCGCTCATCACCGACGACGGCCAGGCACGACGCATCGCCCGCGCCAAGCTTGCCGACAGCCTGGGCGTGCAGTCGAGTCTGTCGCTCGCCACCGTGTGCAATCCGGCGCTCGAGCCGGGCGACGTCGTGGCTGTCGAGGTTGATCCCGCGGTGTGGGAGCGGCACATCATCGACTCCCTGAGTTACACGCTCGGTTCGGCCTCCATGTCCTGCAAGACCCGCACCACGTCGAGGAGGCTGTGATGGCCGATGCCGCCGAGCTCCTCGGCGCCGAGCTCCTGGCCGCGACCAGCACGAGTGGCGACGTTGTCTCCCTGATGGTCGCCGACGTCACCGAGTCCGGCCGCGTCAACTTGGACCTGGGCACGGGCGACCTCCTGCTGGACGTGGCCTGCCCCGACTCCTACCGCGACCGTGCGGCCGGCGACTGGGTCGCCGTCCGGATGTCCGCCAAACCCGTCGTGCTGTGGCGCCTGGGCGACGATCCTGCCGAGACCGACACCGCCCGCGTTCAGGCGGCAGCCGAGCAGGCATTCCAGGACTTGCAGGTGGTGCGCGCCGCCACCTACGGCACGGGCGCCCCGGCGGGCAGCGGCTGGCAGTCGGCCTCCGCCGTCTATATGCGCAAGGTCGACGGAAAGATCGAGGTCTACTTCCAGGTCGCGTCCGTCGCCGATCCGTCGCCTGGTACGCCCGCTGTTCCTACGCCGAAGCCGACCACCGTGTCGCCGACGGACGCTGGTTCGTGGCGTGGCGGCCGCCCGGACGAGTACGCGTCCTCGCCCGTGCAGGGCGACTGGACCGGCCGCGGCAACCGCAGGGGCGCCTGGTTCTACGGCTCAGCGATCCAGAACGCCTGCACTGGCAAGACCGTCGCGTCGATGAAAGTCGCGTTCGCCCGCAAGTCGGGCGCCGGCGTCAACGCCAAGAGGCCGATGCATCTCTACCTGCACAGCCACAGCAGCCCCCCGTCCGGCCAGCTCAACTTGGGCGACGGGCCCGAGGACCTGCTCCGGCTCTCCGCGGGGGCGAAGGGCTCGGCAACGCTCCCGGCGAGCTGGCGCACAGCCCTCGCATCCGGCTCGGCCAAGGGACTGGCGATCTACGCCTCCGGCTCGAGCGACTACATGGCCGTCACCGGCGGACAGATCACGATCACGTTCTCCTAGGAGCCCCATGGCGACCTTCGGATACGCCCAACTCCCCGTGCCCGGCGGAGGCGACGGCCCCACAGCACCGGGCGACCTCGCGGAGCTTGCCGAGGCCATCGACCCTCACCTCTGGCAGCACGTCGACGACGTCGCAGACCGCGACACCCTTCTCTCCGCCGCACCCGCCCAGACCGTCGCCGTCGCCCTCGACGGCACCACATGGGTGAAGGTCTCCTCGGTCTCGGACACCTGGATCACGGTGTGGGAGCCGGTGGCCGACTGGGAGCCCATCACCCTGGCCTCCGGATACGAGGCCGGACAGACCACACCCGAGGCCCGCATCGACCGTGGCCGCGCCTACCTCCGCGGCCGAATCCAGCGGACCGACAGCGGCCTCATCACCACCTCCGGCGTGAAGCTGGGCACCGTCCCGACCGACTACATTCCCGCCCAGATCTGCTCGTTCGCGGGCGGGGCCAGCCTCACCGGCGACGCCATGACCGGCGTGGGCCGCGTCGAAGTGTTCTCCCCTGACCAGGACGCCAACGCCCTCGGCGCGCGCGGTTCCCTCATCTGGTACTCGCAGGACGGCACCCAGGACTCCGGCACGGGCGGCGTCGCCTGGGTCGACATCTCCGGCTCCTACTGGCTCGACTGAAGGGAGCGGACACCTTATGACGCTGTACACCTTCGGCGGGACTCCGGCTGACGTCCTCACCGACGACGCCGGCAACGTCGTCCCCGACTACCCGATCCTCGTCAAAGTGGCTGGCACCGGCGCCACGGTCACCGCCCTGTTCGAGGCGGACGGCACCACCCCCATCGCCACCCTTCGCACCAATGACGCCGACTCGAGCGCACCCGGCGCCGTGCGGACGTTCAAGGCAGCGGACGTCACCGAGATCGATTACGAGTACCTGGACGCGAGCAGCAGTCCGGTGCGCTGGTACCAGGCCGCGCGCGAGATCGCCTCGAGCGCGCTGCAGACCGCGCAGTCGGCCCTCGACGCCGTCGACGGGAAGCTCGACCTGGCCACGGGCGATGAGCAGGACGTGGCGGGCCCGGTCACCTTCCATGAACCGGTCACGTTCGAGGGGGACATCACGGCTCCGAACCTGCCCGACCTGCCCTCGGCCCGCTGGTTCATGGTCACCGGCGCGGTCGGCAACGGCAGTACCGACGACCGCGCCGTCATCCAGGCGCAACTCGACGCTGCACACACGGCCGGCGGCGGAACGGTTTTCCTGCCCCCTGGGCGTACATACGGTGTCAGCACGTTCCTCGTGATCTACGACAACACCACGCTGTGGGCCTACGGCGCGACGTTGAAAGCGATCGGCACGAGCGCGGGCCTCCTGCGCAACTTCACGGGCAGCGAGACGTTCTCGGGCTACGCCGGCCACTCCCACATCCAGGTCCTCGGTGGCACCTGGGACGGCAACGCGGCCGACGCCGGCGTGGGCACGGTGACCAGCGAGACGGACATCATCAACTTCGTGCACTGCTCGGACATCACCGTGCGGGACGCCACGGTCCAGAACTGCAGCACGGCGCACGCGCTGGAGTTCAACAGCACCGACGGCGGCCGCGCCCTGAACTGCCGCTTCCTCGGCTTCAAGGACAACTCGGTCGGCTCCGTGCGCCAGTTCTCCGAGGCCGTCCAGATCGACATGGCCAAGAGCGGCAGCTCGTCCATCGGTTCCTTCGACAACACGGCCAGCAGGAACATCCTGGTGCAGGGCTGCTACTTCGGCCCGTCGAGCAGGCTCGGCGCCTACGGCCGCGCGGTCGGCTCCCACACCCTGGCCGCCGGAGTCACCTACGACAACATCCGCGTCCTCGACAACAGGATCGACTCCACCCTGCAGGAGGGCATCCAGGCCTACGGCTGGAAGCGCGCGGTCATCTCCCGCAACGTGATCACGGGCACCGGCTACTCGGGGATCCTGGCCACCCTCACGGACCCGGCGACCACGTCGGTGGCGCCTTACCAGTTGGACATCTCCGACAACATCATCGACGGGTGCGGCACGGACTCCGCGATCCGCGTCATCGCCTACGCCGCGTACAAGTACCCGGGCGTGAACATCGCCGACAACACGGTCCGCTCCATCACCGGCAACGGCATTCACTGCGAGCACTGCCAGGCCCCGAACATCACCGGCAACAAGGTCGACAGCACCACGTCCACGGGCATCTACGCCCACTACAGCGACAGCGCGACCTTGTCCGGCAACACGCTCCGCTCGATCGGCTCCAACGCGCTCAACGTATCCGGGTCCGTCGGAGCGAACGTCACCGGGAACACCGTGGACACGACCAGCAGCAACTTCGGGGCGTTCATCGGCCAGGGCGCGGACGGCACGACGAACTCCACGGACGCAGTCGTCACCGGCAACCAGATCGTGTCACCGGCATCGTCGGGAATCCGCCTATCGACCAACGCCACCGGCTGCCTGGTCACCGGGAACAAGGTCCGCAAGGGCGGCGGCGCGGCCACCAGCGCCCTGTCCATGGCCGCCTCGGCGACCGGCTGCACGGTTCTCGGCAACGACTTCTCCGGCAACAGCTGGTCGGCGTCCACCGCCATGAGCGTGTCCACCTCCGTCCCGGTCACCGGCCCGGGCGGCATGCAGGCCCTGCCCGGCTCCAACACCGTCGACACCGACCTCTCGCCGCTGCCCTCTCTCGAGGCGGCGATGCGGCCCTCCGGCCGGTACGAGACGACCAGCCGCCTGCGGCTCGGAACGTCCTCCACGCCGACCAGCGGCACTCTGTACTTGGTCCCCATCTGGCTCCCCAAGGGCCTGGTCATCAGCAACATCAGCTTCGCGTCCGGCAGCACCGCCGCAACCACGCCGACCAACTGGTGGTTCACCCTGCACAACAGCTCGAAGGTGGCCCTGGCCCGCACCGCTGACCAGACCACGACGGCGTGGGCGGCGAACACCGTGATGACCAAGGCCATCGCCCAGACGACCGCGGGCTCCGCGTCGAGCTACACCACCACCTACGCGGGCCTGCACTACCTCGGCGTCATGATCAAAGCGACGACGAACCCGACCCTGATCAGCGAGGGTTCCATGCCCGACGTCGTCGCCAGCCCGAGCCCGGGCCTCGGCGGCACCGACGCGGGCCTGTCCACCCCGCCCACCGTCACCGCCGGTGCGTTCACCGCCGGCGCCTTCGGTACGGGCTCCGGGATCCTCGCCTACGGCTACGTCACCTGACAGCCCGTCCACCCACGCCCCGACCCATCCGGCCGGGGCCTTTCTCATGTCTGGAGGCAGCACGTTGAAGCTCGTCACCCGTGCCCAGCTCGGTTGGCCGGCCTCGGCCGCGCCGATACAGACGTCCACCAAGGGCGTGAAGGTCCACTACGAGGGGACCGCAGTGAGCACGAAGCTGCTCACGGATCACGCCGCCTGTCTCGCCGAATGGCAGGCCATCCGTAAGAGCCACCTGGCGAACAAGGTCGAGAACTACTCCGACATCGCCTACAACTACGGCGCCTGCCTCCACGGCTACCTCCTCGAAGGCCGCGGCATCGGCCGCCGAACCGGCGCCAACGGCAACCAGCCGCTGAACATCGCGCACTACGCCATCGTCGGCCTGGTCGGCAGCGAGGGCCTGACCGAGCCGAACGACCTGATGCTCGGCGCAATCCGCGATGGCATCGAGCTGCTCCGCCAGCACGGTGCAGGCGACGAGATCAAGGGACACCGCGACGGCTACGCCACGGCCTGCCCCGGCGGTCCGCTCTACGCCTGGGTCCAGAAGGGTGCACCCCGCCCGGCCGGATCGGTTACCGATCCCGGAACACCCACCCCGGCGAAGCCGAAGGTCAGCCTCTCGCACGTCGTCTACGCGGCGCGCCATGATCCGGCCGCGGCGCAGGGACACACCACGTACAAGGCGGAAGTCCTGATCGTCGAGAAGGCACTGAAGGCTGAAGGATTCCTCTCCGCCCAGTACGTCGACGGCTCCTTCGGCTCGCTGACCGTCGGCGCCTACGCCCGCTGGCAGCGCTCGGCGGCCGGCGGCAACTACGTCGGCGACGCCGCCGACGGGATCCCCGGGTCCGCATCCCTCAAGCGCCTCGGCGCCAAGCACGGCTTCACCGTCACCGACTAACCGGAAGAATCGAGACCATCATGAAGATCCTCGGCAGAGAGCCCGCTGTGGTTCTCGGCGTCGTGTCCGGCGCCCTGTCCCTGCTCGTCACCTTCGGGGTCGGCCTGTCCTCGGAGCAGGCGGGTGCGATCGTCGCCGTCATCTCCGCCGTGTTCGCCGCGATCACCGCGTGGGTGACCCGGCCCATCGTGCCGTCCGCGTTCACGGGCCTCGTCGCCGCAGCCGTCGCGCTCCTCGCGGCCTTCCATTTCGACGTCGCACCCGAGACCGTCGGTTCCCTGAACGCCCTCGTTCTCGCCCTGCTCGTATTCATCACCCGCGGGCAGGTCTCCCCGTCGAAGCCCGACGCCCCCGCTTCGGCAGGCACTAGCCCGGCAGGCGTGTAGGTGCCGCGCCGGGTGGTCCGGCGGCTGGGCAGGCTGCTCGGCCGCCGCGGCGCATTCCTGCTGCCCTACGGAACCGTGTGGGCGCTGTACGGGTACGCGCAGATCGTGTCCCCGCAGCCCGACCAGCGCGGTCTGACCCTGGCTACGCAGGTCATGCCGCTGCACGTGTGGGGCTGGCTGTGGATTGCCGCCGGGATTACGGGTGCCATCTCTGCCTGGCTGCCGCAGGGCGCCGACTGGGCGGGGTTTCTGGCACTGCCGCTGATCGTGCTGCCGTGGATGCTGTCCTACCTGACGGCCTGGATCCAGGGCGACTTCCCGAGGGGGTGGGTGTCCGCCGCAGTGTGGGCTGCGATAGCCGTTCCCGTCCTGGTGGTGGCGGGATGGCGCGAGCCGCCCCGCGTGAAGAGAGTGCGAGTCGAGTGATGGGCGTAGACACCTGGATTCAGGCGGGTATGGCGGTGGTCGGGTCGGCGGGCGCGATCGTGTCCGCCCGATCGGCGCGCAGGACGAAGCGGCAGGAGAAGCGCGACGACTTCACCGAGATCAAGACGGCGCTCAATGAGCGAATCGACGATCTCAAGGAAGACATCGCTGGCCAGCAAGTCCAGATCACAGGCCAGCAGGAGCAGATCACCGGGCAGGGTGCGGCGATCTCCTGGCTGGTCGTCGACCGCCGCGGCCTCGTCAGCACGATCCGCAGCGCTGGGCTCAAGCCGCCGCCAGCGCGCCCGATCCCCGATCGGGCCAAGCCGTACCTCGACAGCATCGACGTGTAGGAACAGGAGATACCGATGGCCGACTTCGTCTTCAACGTCGCCCTGGGCAAGCTGGCGTACTACGCCTCTCTGCCCGGCGCGAACGACGCCTTGGTCGTGGTGCCGCTGGAGACCAGCGGGCTGGAGACCGATGCCGTCCTGCGCGACAAGGACGACCTCGCCGCCGTGGTCGCCGGCACCACGAACGAACAGGCGACCGTCGGCCGTAAGACCCTCGCGTCCGTCACCGTCACCGTCGACGACACCAACGACAGGGTCGCGCTCGACGCGGCCGACGTCGTCTGGACCACACCGACCGGCAACGCGATCAGCGCCTTCGTTATCGGCTACGTGCCCGACACGACCAGCCCGAGCGACTCGACCGTGATCCCGCTGACCAAGCACGGACTGACGTGGTCGCCAGACGGTAACGCGTTCACGCTCGGGATCGCCGACTTCTTCCGGGCCAACTCCTCCGCGTAGCCGTGACGAACTTCAGCGACAGCTTCGACCGCACCAACTCCACCGACCTGGGCGCCTCGTGGGTGGAGGTCTCAGGCGACTGGTCGATCGCCGCCAACCAGCTCAGCCCCGGGGCGGCAGGCGGCACGATCATCCTGCGCGCGGCTGGTGCGATGGCTGGCGCCGACCACTACGTCCAGACCACGATCGCCGCCACCACAGCGGCCAGCCACGGCATCTGGGGCAGAGGCAACTCGAACATCAGCCAGGGCTACTTGCTCCGCAACGACGGCTCCGGCTGGGACCTCTTCGCCGTCGTCGGCGGCAGCTTCACGGTCATCGGTTCCTACGCCGTAGCCGCCGCGCCTGGTGACGTGGTCAAGCTCGAGATGATCGGCTCCTCGATCAAGGGCTACATCAACGGGGTCACTCGCATCAGCGTCACGGACACCGCCGTCACAACGGGCACGAGCGTCGGCTTCCGGTCTGAGTCCTCCGGTGCCATCAAGTTCGACGACTTCTCTGCGGCGGACATCTCCGCCGGCGCGACCCTCGGTATCGCGGCCGAAGTGGACGCCGCCCAGCCGATGGCCGGGGCCAAAGCGGCCACGCTCGGCACGGCCGCGGAGGTGTCCACCGCGCAGCCCCTGGCCGGCGCCAAGTTCGCGACGCTCACCTCGGCCGGCGAGCTGGACACAGCGCAGCCGCTCACCGGAGGGAAGACGGCGACCCTCGGCCTTGCGACGGCGGTTGAGACCGCGCAGCCGCTCACCGGGTCTGTCACCGCAGTGCTCGGCACGGCGACCGCGGTTGAGACGGCGATGCCGCTCACCGGCAGCAAGACCGCCGTCCTCAGCACCGCGCACGAGGTCGACACGGCGCGCCCGCTCACCGTGCCGTCCACCATCGTGCCCAGCCCGGAACGGACGTACCAGATCCCCGCCGAGGAGCGGCGCCTCACCGTGGCCGCCGAGAACCGCACCATGATCGTGAGGTAGGCCGCATGTCCGACCGGTACATCAAAGACCCGAGCGCGCTACTGGAGTACACCTGGGACTGGGCGCTGTGGCTGGCCGACGGCGACGACACGATCGGCTCGGCGACGGTCACCGTCCCTGATGGGCTGACGGCTGTCGGGGCGCCCGCGGTTGGCGACGCTGCCGTCACCCAGCGAATCTCCGGCGGGACGGTCGGCGAGACGTACACGGCGGTCTGTCAGATCACGACGGTCGGCGGGCTGATCGATGAACGGTCGATCTACCTCACCATCCGCAACCAGTGAGGAGAAGCCCAGTGGACGATGATCCCCCTCCGCCGTTCTGGTTGTCGCCGCGCCCGTTCCTCGAACCCGACTGGCCGGACGACGACGAAGACTGACGACGCCCCCGCTCTGCTGCCAACTGGCAGCGGGCGGGGGCGCTTCGCCGTGTCAGAACGGGGCGTCGCCGTTGCCGACGATGTTGTAGAAGAAGGGGGAGCCGGGGGTGCGAGGACTGTCGTTCGTCTGCGTGCGGATGAATGCGCCCTCAGTGCCGTCCGGCAGCCGCAGCCGGTAGCCGTCAGCCTTGTTCTTCAGGTCACCCCAGTGCTCCCCAGGGATCGTGAGTCTGCCGAACCAGGACTCCAGCCTGTCCTGCCGACTGCGCAGGTCTGCTCCGACGGTGAACTCTGCACCCTCGTCCGTGATCAGGACGGCGGGCCCTTGGTAGATCGCCATGACTGGACGCTATCCACCGTGTCAAATTCTCGGCGTCCGCAAACGACCGTCTGTCGACAGACGGTACGTCAACTCCGTTACTGCAGGACGAGAGTGACGAAAACCCGTGTCCTCAACTATGACGCACAAAGGGATAGCAATCGCTACACTTACGGTATGAGGATCGGATACGGCCGGGTCTCCACCCGCGACCAGAACCCAGACGCACAGAAGGACGCCCTCGCTGCCGCAGACTGCGACCACGTGTTCGTCGACAAGGCATCCGGCAAGCTCGCCTCCCGCCCCGAACTCGACAAGGCGCTCATCGCCGCACGCGAGGGCGACGAGTTCGTCGTCACTAAGCTCGACCGGCTCGGCCGCTCCCTGAAGAACCTCATCGAGCTGTCCGAGCAGCTCCAGGAGAAGGGCGTCAGCCTCGTCGTGCTCGATCAGAAGATCGACACCAGTACGCCGGCTGGCCGGATGTTCTTCCACATCCTCGGCGCCATCGCCGAGTTCGAGCGCGCACTCACCGTGGAACGCACCCACGACGGACTGGCTGCCGCTCGCGCCCGCGGCCGGGTCGGCGGCAGGAAGCAGGCCCTCAAGCCCCGCCAAGTCCAGCTCGCGCAGGAGATGTACGACGAGCTCGGCGACGACGGCAAGCGCAAGCACACCGTGCAGGGCATCGCCGACGAACTCGGCGTCGCCCGCACCACCATCTACCGATACCTCGAGAGGGAGGAGAAGTGACCATGCCTCGGATCTGGCTGTACGGAATGGTGATCCCCGGCATCCTGGGGCTGGCGTCCATGGCGGCGATCGTGCTGCCTGGTGACGGTGACGACCTCACCTACGTGCAACTCCTCAGCGGGTGCGCCGCCATGATCGCGGTCTGCGTTGCGGGCGGCTACGTCGGCGGACGTGTTGCTGGCCGTCGAATGTGACGCTCGCGCCCTGCAGCGCGATGCCCCCGCCTGGGAAAGTGGCGGGGGCATCGCCGCGTCAGGGTATCTGCCGTACCCCTCGACGCGCCGCCTCGCGAGGGGCACGATGCTCCGATGGATCTCTCGTTCAGCACGTTCCTCAAGCTCACCACGCCCGGCCCACAGCACCGCTGCCCCAGTTGCGAGACCTGGTCGCTGCGCCGCTACAGCGAGACCGGCAACCCGGAAGACGAGAAGGTGATCTGCACCAACCGGCGGTGCAGCGACTCGCCGTTCTTCCGGGCCGACGATCAGGTCTAGCCTCTGCGCCTGCGAGGAGTTTCCTCCGCCTCAGCCCCTCGGCTGTGCCAGCTCGCCCGGCTTCGTCTCGACGACCTCGACCTCGGTGCACCCGTCGGCCTCCAGCCGCTGCTTCCGGTGTTCGGCGCTGGCCTTGTCGTAGCTGACGGCGGCTGCGCGCGGGGTGCCGTCGGGGTCGGCCCAGGTGAGGCTGTAGTTCTTCATGCGGGCATTCTCGCTGCCGGGTCGGGATGATGGTGTCCATGACTGCCGACCGCTATCACCTGCTCCTGACCCTCGACGGCCGGCCCGCGATGCAGGGCTGGTGGTCGAGGGAGACGACGGCCCGCGGCCGTCACGAAGCCTGGAAGCGTGAGCGCGGCAAGATGCCCGGCGTGCGCATCACCCTCGTCGACGAGGAGACTGGCCGGACGTTGACGGAGTGGCCCAAGGCGCCGTAGCCCGCCTCGTTGTCGGTGGCGCCGGATACGCTGATCGCACAAGCACCCGCGACTATCAAGTCGGGGATGCTGCTGAAGCCCCGCCCCGGCGTGATGCACCGGGAGCGGGGCTCGCTGCTGTCTAGGCCGCCTCGGCTGCCGGGTGTCGGACGATCCGCTTGAGCCCCATCTCGACGTCGTACCGCGGTACCCCGGCCTGCTCGGCGAACGCGACGACCGCCTCCTGCACGGCCCGCGCCGTGTCCACGGTCAGCGTGCCGTCCTGGATCTGTGCCCAGGCGGAACGTTCCAGCTCGATCAGATCGTCGGGAAATTCGATGGTTGCCACCGCAGGATCTTACGACGGGCCAGCCTGGGGCCTTGCCGTCAGGCGTCGTGTTCACACCGCTTCTCGGCGCGCTCACGAGCTTTGGGTGGCGTGCTGCGAACCGAAGCGAAAAGGGCTCGCAGGTAGATGATCTGCTCCTCCCTGAGGCGTGGTGCGGCAGCGGCGCTGCGCCGCGATTCCTCTACAACGGCCGGCCCGAACCGCTCCTCGGCGCACTGCATGCAGAAGTAGTGAGACATACCCCGTGAACGAGGGGCGATCTGCCACGTAACCCGTCACGCCGCTTCGACGATGTCCCCGCGCTCCGCCGCGACCGCCACCGTCCACTCATCCCGCAGCACCTCGTAGCGTTGCCGCGTCTCCCCGTACAGCCAGCCGCCGGCCCGCACGACCAGGGCGCGGATCTCCTCATTCACCACGGCCGACGGCCGCACAGAGACCCGAGCCGGGGGAGTGGGGGACATGGATCAAAGCCTAGCCGCCGGGTCGGACAGCGGTCAGCCCTCGGACGTCGGCCGGCTGACGAACGAGCCGAGGCCCGGCTCCGTGTAGATGAGGTCCTCGGCCCGAAGTCCGGCGTGCACCTTCTGCGCCGTCGCCTGAGCGATCCCGAACTCGGTCGCCAGCTGGACGACGGAGGGGACGCGGGTGCGGGGCGGGTACGTGCCATCGGCGATCCGCTCCCGGATCACATCCGCCACCTGCCGCCACCTGGGCACATCCGGCTCCCACTCGATCATGCAGTCAACGTGACACGCCATCCCATGCCACGCGAGCGATAGCACACGTAGCAACCCATAGCATGCTATGTCTAAGCTGGTGAAACAGCCCCGCACACAGCCGGGGAAACAACCGTGGAGCGGAGCAGCCGTGGACGAGCCTAGAGACCAGCCACCCCCCGCCGTAACCCGCCCGCCCGTCATAGTCTCCGGCGCCCGCCTCAGCCCGTTACAGGAGGCGTGGAGCGACTACGTCGACCACACCACCCGCTGCGACGACTGTCGGCACATCGGCCGCGCCCGGTGCGAGACGTCCGAGACGCTGTACCGCGCGTACCGAGCCCACGAGGGCGGCGTGCAGCCGAAGGTGAACGCAGACTGAACACCGGTTCAGGTGTCGAGTAAGCGACAGTTAACCGATCCGTCGCGAAAGTCCTGGCCAGAGGCTCAGCGGGCCGTGATCAGATGCATGAAGCGTGTGGCGAAATCGTGTAGATAAATGCACCCGGCACTCTTCCCAAGGGGCATCCGGGTGTTGTTGACTCAGGGTCAATCAGCTTACGTTCCGCTTACAGAGCCAGTCAGTGGAGGAGGTCGGCGATGCGCACACCTAAGACGCGGGCGATCCGCAGCAGCGTGTTGAGCGACGGGTTAGCGATGCCGCTCTCGATCTGCTGGTAGTAGGCCCGGTTGAGTGGGACTGCCAGGAAGACCTTCTCCTGGGTGAGGTCGGCGTCCATGCGGGCGTTGCGGATGGACCTGCCGATGCGCTGCCGCTCCGCGCGGAGGGCGTCGTCGTCTGGCGGGTCGGGGTGCACTCGACAAACGCTCAACCCAGAACGATCATGAGTCAGCCTGGTGATACCAGGCTTTCTGTGATCTTGATCCCTTAGCCCTGCGATGTGGCCGATGCCGCGGGGCTCCAGGTAGTGTCCTGAAATCGAATACATGTTCGCTCGATCGAGTGAACAACCCGCCTCGTCTGCATCCGGTTGAACAGGTCGGGCAGCAGCGAAACACCCCACCACCCCCACCTGAGTGCAGCAGGAGACGGCATGGACCGACAGCAGATCCTCGACCTCTACGAGTGGGCGGCAGGCATCTGCTTCCGGCACCCCGATCAGGGCGAGGTCGCGACCGCCCACGTAAAGACCGTGCATCCGCGTGCCGGCCACGACGAGGAACTGCGCGCCTGCAAGGCATGCATCCTGCAGATGGAGCAGGAGCGCTGGGCGGCAGCGAGCAGCGACGGCATCGAGTACACGCCCGGCCGGGTCGGCGAAGCGCTGCCATAGCTGCACTTCAGGAGCCCACTCCACCCCTCATTCGTGGGGGGAATCTGGGGAGTAGAGACGCTCGGGGGGTGCCCGGGGAGAGCCAGTTCTTAAACTCAAAGGCACCCCCGGGTACTCGCGGGAACTCAAAGGAAGTCCAGGTCAGAGGGACTCCAGAGCTGAAAGCCCAGGCCGCGAGGCGACCGGGCGACAGAACCCGGCGTACAGCCCGACTCGTCTGCCACCTAATCCGCTGACCAGCGGAAAGACCTCAGATCACTTGATCCAAAGTGACACTGGGGGGAATCTGGGGAGAATCGGAAGCAAAAGAGATCGCGGGAAGCTCCTGGGGGGAAACACCACCCCCGGCCTGGCCCATCCATGAGCCCAGCGCAGCCAGCGCCCGCTTCCCGGACTTCGGCATGAAGTGCACGTAAGTCCTCAGCGTGAACGCCGGATCCGAGTGACCGAGCCACGCAGCCAGCTGAGTGATTGTCTCACCCGCAGCCAGCACCACGCTAGCGAACGTATGCCGCAGCACGTGGAAGCCGTCCTCCCGCGGCATCTTCCAGCTCACCCGCCGCCACGGCTTCTTCCCCGCGCCCTGCACGTACTCGACCTCCGGTGCAGGGATGACGCCGGCGCGGGCCAGCGCGGGCTTCCACTGTTTGTCGTCGAAGGTGACCCGGTTGACCGCTCCGCCGCTCACACCGTTCGTTCTCGGAGTGGTCACAAGGAGACGTACTGTCCGCAAGGGCCGCTTCTCCCACTCCAGGCTGGGGCGGTCCGGGTCGACCCACGGCAGCGTGACCTCGACGGTCGGGAAGACGTTGGCGTACTCCTTGACGGCCCGCGCCAACTCTGGCGGGCAGGGCGCCGTCCGCAGCTTGTTGCCCTTCGGAGGGGCGAACGCGAGACGGCTGTTGATCCGCACGATCTGCCGCGTCACATTGATCTCGTCACCGGCGATGTCATCGGGCGAGAACCCGAGGCACTCTCCCTGCCGCATGCCCGAGCCGGCGGAGAGGTCCACGAGGATTGCATAGCGGGCATCCAGCGCGCTCCGGACCGCGGCCACGGTCTCCCTCGGCCAGGCCTTCGCCTTGGACGGCGGCGACGCGGGCGGCGACAGATCCTCGTCCCGGAAGGGATTCTCCGGGATCCGCTTCGCCTTGTGCGCCGCCTGCATGATCGACGAGAAGTGCCGCCACGTCGTGCGCACCGTGTTCACGTCGATGTCCTGCTCGACCCGGGTCAACCACGCCTTGATCTCGTCCGGACCGATCCGGTTCAGGGGCAGGGCGCCGGCGTGCGGCAGGATGTGCAGGAAGACGCGCGGCTTCATCGACTGCTTGGTGCCGGGCGGCTTGCGCAGGTTGGGCCACCAGGTCTTCTCGACGTACTCCCGCAGCGTCATGTCGCCGTTGCGTGGGTCGTAGAACTGGCCGCGGCTCGTGTCCGTCTGGGCTTTCGCCAGCCACTCCTCGGCGCTCCCGGGGCCCTTCTGGTTCTTAAAGGAGCGGTCCCGCACGCCGGGGATACCAGCGACCCGCCAGCGCTTGCCCGTTCCCCAGCGTTCGGTCCGGCGCCGCTTCCCCGTCGTCGGATCAGGCTTCTTCGTCAGCCAGCGATCCTCGATGTAACCGGCCACGTGGGACCCCCTCTTACTCGTTCAGGCTGCGTTCGCCTCGGGGGAGTCCATCGTGACGATCCCCCCGTGCCACAGCTGGAACCACTGTCCCCCAGCGAGAAGCTCCACGATGGACCGGTTGAGCATTCCGATGAACATGCCCGTCGACGTGAGGGGGTGGACGTGCAGTGCGACGTGCCCCTTGTGCTCACGGATCTCGACCGGGGCTTCCAGGGTGGGCGGGGACAGTTCGAACGTGACACGCAGAGGGCTGCCGGGCGAGGCCGCCGAAACGACCTCGCCTTCCCAGAGCTGGTACCACTGCGCGGTGGTGACGAAGTCCAGGAGCGTCTCATTGAGCGAGGGGATGAAGTCGACGGGCTCCAGGCCCCGGGCGACTCGGATCTCGACGAGCCCTCTGCCTTCTCTCCAGTCGGAGAGGATTCCGGGGGCCAGGTTGGCGGTCTTGTACACAACACGCAGCATGAAGCGCCCTCCCGTTAGAGCGGTGCGCTCGTGACGCAATGGCCTGAAGCGCACGGTTGTGGAAGGGTACGACCAGTGAGTGTCTGACCACAATCCGTTGAAGGAATGTCTACTTAAGGACTTCGGCGATCAATGCCAGTCTGGTAGCGACGGATCTGCTAACGGTCCTCGCGCCGCGCGCGCTCGTCTGCTTCGATCATCGCCCGCCAGCGCCGCAGCTCGGATTCGGGCATGCCCGCCAAGTGGCCCACGATGATGCGGACTTCATTGCCGTAGCCGGCCAGCTCGGTCGCCTCGTACTCCAGCCACTGCTCGGCCGCCGCTTCCTTGATGGCACGCAGTGACCTGCCCGTCCCTGCCGCCAGGGCTTTCATCTGGGCCGGGGTCGGCGGATTGGTGGGGGGGTTCTTCACGAGCTTCTGGAGCGACTGCTTGTAGTAGCGCACGCCGGATTCCGTGTCGACGGCGCGGTCTGCCATCTCCTGGTAGGAGAGGCCGGCGTCCTTCGCTTCCTGGATGAGCTTGGACAGTGCGCCGATGGTGGGGGGTTCCGTAGCCGTGCCGTGGTCCGGGGCATTGGCCGGAACCGTCATGTCCTCGTCCTCTCGTGGCACTTCAACACCGATTGTCTCTGTGTGTGTGGGGTAGCGCCGGAAAAATAGCAGGTCAGTCCCTACAACCATCTTGGATCTGGGACGGATCGTCCATGGATCAATGCTATCCGGCCACAACTTTTGCCGAAACTCGGGATCCGGTCGTCATTGAGTCGTTGACGAACGGTCCTTCATGGTGTTGACTCAAGGGCAGTGAAAGGCACCTCTGCAACGGGGGAGATCCATACATGGTGCGCTATGCCCTACGGGACCTGGACTACTTCAAAAAAACGATGAAACACCCAGGTCGCGGCACCTCTTTCGAGCCGGAGGAGCTGGCAAAAAAGGTCGGCATTTCCCGGTCGCAGATGTACCGGATCCTGTCCGGTCAGGTAGTCGACCTGCCCGTCAATGAAGCGCACGCCGTTGCGGAGGCTCTTGGAGTCGCCGTACTGGTCCTCTTCATGCCCCCCGCGTCACCGACTCAATGACGAACCGTCCCTCAGTAGGTTCACCCCCACAGAAAGGAAAGACATGCCCCGGCTCGCAAAGATCCCCACGCCGGCCCCGCCCGGCTTCGTCTGGATCCAGGAGCTCTCCCGCATGACGGGACTGAGCGTGAAGACGCTCTACAACTACCGCTACCTCGGCAAGGGCCCGCAGCCTGTTCCCATCGGACGGAAGCTCGCCTACCGCCTGGCCGAAGCCAAGGCCTACGCCGCCGAGTTGCACTCGCCCGAGTCGTTCGACGACGAGCCGGCCCGCGCCGCCGCTTAACGGCCAAAGCCCCAACCGCCGGTCTCTGACCACCGACAGCCGGGGCTCCGCGGCCAAGAGCCGCACAGATCCACCCACACGTCACGTAGAGAACAGGAGTGGACCTTGTCCACATCGTCGCACGAGGTCGTGAAACTCGATCTCACCACCGGCTCCATCCACACCGTGCTGGTCGACGGCCAGCCGCAGATCGTCCTGAAGCCCGTCATCGAAGAGCTGGGCTTGGACTACTCGACCCAGCTGACCAAGCTGCGGCAGCGTTCTTGGGCAACCGTGGGGCAGAGCCCCATGGTTGCGGAGGACGGCAAGACGCGCTTGATGGCTGTCGTCCCGGTCCGCACCTTCCTGATGCTCCTGGCCACGGTCAACGAGAACCGCGTCGCCGAGGCTCACCGCCCGACGCTGGTCGCTTTCCAGAACGAGACCGCGGACGCGATCGAGGCGTACTGGACGCAGGGCGGCGCGATCAACCCGCGGGCCACCGACGACCAGTTGGACTCGCTGATCGCGAGGGCGAAGCAGCAGGCCGAGGTCCTGTCGATCCTGGCGCCGATCGTCTCGCCCGAGTGGCTGGAGACGAAGGGGCGCCTCGTCGCAGCCCGCGCCCTCGGCGAGGAGCCGGAGATCGACCCGCTCGACATCCCGCTGTATGTCCCGGACTTCCTCAAGGACAAGGGCCTGAAGCGGAAGCAGATCGAGTCGGTGCAGTCCTGGTTCGGCCGCCGCGCGGCCGGCATCTACATGGCGCAGTCCGGTGAGGAGATCGGCACCAGGCAGTCGGATCTGCCGAACGGTTCGGTGCGCGAGACCAAGGCGTGGACCGAGCGGCATCGGCCGGTGTTCGAGGAGACGTGGGACCGCTACTACGCGGACCAGTACCCCACCCAGCTGGGTCTCGGGGAGGCGTCATGAACTTCGAGCCCTTGGACGAGTTCGACCGTCTCACCACCCAGGTCCGGTTGGTGTCCCCGCTGCAGACGCTGTTCGCGGATGCGGAGGAAACCCTGCTGGCGACGCACCCGGAGGGCTTCGAGGTCGAGGACATCGGCCGCCGAGCCTGGGCGCTGCTGCCGGAGGGTGAGCGGGAGCGGGCGTTCGACGAGTTGCTCTACACGTACTGGGAGGCCGTCGCCTCCGACCGCGAGACGTGGGCCCGCTATGAGGCGGGAGACGCGCGATGAGCGACTACTCCGAGATCGCCGCCCGCTTCGCCCGCGACACGGCCGGCCACAAGTTGATCGTCCTTCACGACGACGGCGTCTATCGGCACCTCGTCTTCCGCGAGCCGTCCCACGGCTACTACTGGTACGAGCTGATCACCACGCCGGGGCAGCTCGTGTTCTCCGGCGACGGCAACAGCTACGTCTTCCGCCGCACCACGGACATGTTCCAGTTCTTCCGCTCCGGGATCTGGCGGGACGGCACGCACAACATCAACCCCGGCTACTGGTCGGAGAAGCTGACCAGCGGGCGCGAGGCCGCCACCTCCTACAGCACGGAGCTGTTCGAGGAGGAAGTCGCCAAGACGCTCGCCGACGTCGAGGGCGACTACCCCGGAATCGCCGCCGCCTGGACGGAGCACGTCGAGGCGGAGTTCAACACCGAGTACGAGGAAGAGGCCCGTCGAGCCGTCGCCGAGTTCCAATTTGGTGAGGCGCACCTGGCCAAGTGCGGTGAGTGCGACTGGGAGTTCGAAGACGAGTCCTACACGGCCGTCGTCGTGAAGGCCCGCAGCCACTATCGGGAGGCTGGCGACAAGCACTCCGCGCCGATTCGCGACCTGACGTTCACCTTCTCCGACATGGACGAGGTGCAGTTCCAGGACTTCGACTGGTGGTTCCTGTGGGCTTGCCACGCGATCCTCGCCGGGATCGCTCGTCAGGACCGGCTCCGCTACTACGGGCTGGAGAAGCTCGCCGCTCCGAAGGCGGTGGCCTCATGACCGCCTACGACGAGAAGCTCGCCGCCGCGATCGCCAAGGCTGGCGTCCCACTGTCGGCGGACTTGGTTTCCCCGCAGGCGACGCTCCGCGAGCGGATGACCGCCCTCGTCGCCAAGCAGCGGAAGGCCGCGGAGGTGGCCCTTCTGCGGCAGGAGCTGGAGGCGAAGCCCCACCAGCCGGCCCCGGCCGGGGAGCTCGCCGAGTACCGGCATCTCCTCTACGACGCCGACCCGGACGCGACCGTCCCCGCCTTCCCCTACCCGACCACGCAGGAGACGACGTGAACGAGCTCGACATGGACCCGGGTCTTGCCGCAGTCCTGGAGGCCGTGCGTGAAGCCCACGCCTCGGTCTGGCCTGCCGTCGTACTCGGCAAGCAGGTCGACGCGGAGGACGCGATCCAGCTGGCAAGCAGGGTGCACGCCCTGCTCGGCGCGATCGACGCCCGCCTTCCTCAGCCCGAGCAGCCGGCCGCAGCCCTCAAGGCGGTGGCGTGATGGTGACGCTGTCCGTGACCCGCTCCCGTGTCGCCGCCGTCCTCCGGGGAGCTGCCGACCTGCTGGAGGCGGAGGGCTGGGACCCGCGCATAAACCCAATCGTCACAGCCATCGACCGAGCCGCCGGCTTCATCCCCGGCCGCAGCTCGGCAGACGCGGAGCAGGCCACGCTCGAAGCCTGGGACGCCATCGCCGAACACCTCGGCGGACAGGTCGTCCTGGAGTGGGAGAGGGACCCCAACCGCTCGCAGGGCCAGGTACTCCACGCCATCCGCAGCGCCGCCAAGGCGATGACGTCGTGACCGCCCCGCTGCCGACGTCCCGCATGTCGCCGATCGCCGGTCTCACCAACGCCCTCCACCGCCTCTACATCCGCCGGGCAGCCGCCCGCATCACCGAGCTGCGGACCGAACGCGCCGCACTCATCGACCAGCAGCAGCACCTGAAAGGAGGCCGGCCGTGACCGCCTACGACGCCTACCTGACCGCGCAGGCCCTCGCCGACAACGGCCGCCACGACTCCGACGCGGTCACCACCGCCGACATGGACGCCGCCGCCGACCAGTCCGGCGCCCGCCTGCCCGCCAACACCGACGACCGGCACACGGTTCGCCTCGCCCTCGACACCCTCGGGGAGCGGCGATGACCATCAGCAGCCTGATCCCCGGCCTGAAGGGCAGCGGCAGCCGCCGCGCCGTCGACAAGGTCGACGAGCTGCGCGCCGAGAACAGCCGGCTCCTCGACCGGCAGTTCGCCGCCGACGACTTCTTTGCCGTCCTCATGAACGACGTCGTCGCGACCAACGCCGCACTGGAGCAGGAGCAGCAGCTCCGCGGGGAAGCCGAAGAGGCTGCCGCGCAGATGCGGATGGAACGAGACGGCTGGATCGAGGAGGCCGAGCGCCTCGCCGCCGAACTGGCCCCGCACAGGGCCGCCGAGGCCAACGCGAACCGGGTCGACGTGCCCCCGTTGGTCCGCGACACCGACGACCCGGCCGACCAGGCGACCACCCCGATCGACGTCCGCCCCCTGTGGGTGGCGCTCGGCATCGGACCGACCATCGCCGTCACCAACCCCGGCCACGTCCCGGTCCCGACCGCCGACGAGCCGGCCACCTGAGCTCCCGGCCGCCCGGCCGAAGAGGTTCGGGCGGCCGGTGAAAGCAGAAACCCCGAGCAATGGAAGGAGAGATGTATGCAGGCGTGGCACTGCGAAGACTGCAGGCGCGAGGTAATCGGCAAGATCCGCCGGGGCCGCTGCCAGCCCTGCTATCGAAAGCACCTAGTCGACGCCCGCGAAAATGGCTCGGCTGAATCGGCGCCGCCCCGGAAGTACCGACCGAGGCGTGCTGTCAGAAGCTCGACTACCGCCGCTGAACGCGTCTTCCGGCGCACGATTCCTGGGTGGGGTGGGTGCGTTCTGTATGCGGGCGCCGTAAACGGTGACGGATATGGACTGGCCAAGAGGGGCGACCGCCTCATGGGCGCTCACCGGCTGGTCTACCTGGAGCTTGTCGGCGAAGTGCCCAGCGGCTACATGCTCGATCACCTCTGCCATTCGAGCGACGCAAGCTGCCCGGGTGGGTCGACCTGCCTACATCGGCGCTGCGTGAATCCGAACCACCTTGAGCCAGTGACGCCAGCCGAGAACAACATGCGTGGCCGAAGCCGGAGCGCCGAGAACTTCCTCAAGACGGAGTGCATGCACGGCCACCCGTTCACGCCAGAAAACACGGTCCTGCAAAAGGCCCTCCGGATCGACGGCTTACCTCGTCGCCGGTGCCGCGAATGCCGCCGAGCCGCACGCCAGAGATGGGTTCGGCGACAAGCGGAGCGGCGACTCACATCCGCTCAATAGCAAACGCCCCGCCGGGCGTATCGGCGGGGCATCCAACTCGAATCATAGGAGTTCCGATGAGCGCTTCCACCCACGAGGTGAAGTTCGCCAACACCGCCGCACCCGTCCTCGTCCAGGCCATCGAGCCGGTGCCCGGACTGCGCGTGTACGAGGAGCCGGAGGAGCTCCGCCACCCCGCCGGCGACGGCTACCAGTGGCGGCTCGGCCACCACTCCGGGCTCGCCATGGCCGCCTTCGCCGACAAGGACGACGCCATCAACGCCGCCCACCAGGTCGCGGACTTCGCCGACTGGACCCGCCCTGCCGAAGACCTCCGCACCGACCCGGACTTCGACCTGGCCGGCTACTGCGACCGGCTCATGGAGATGACCGGCGGCCTACTCATCAGCGCCTGAACCAGCCCGCAGACCGCGGCGTTGAGCGTGCCTTCCCCCCAGCGCTCCGCCGCAGCCGAGGCCTCCGCCCCGACACCCCCCTGACGGGGCGGAGGCTTCGGCGCCCCTTACCCATCTGGAGCACCTCATGTACCTCACCCGCACCTTCGGCCGCTGGCAACTGGAGCTGTACCAGCGGGCGATCCACCTCACCCGACAGCCGAAGTCCGACCCGGACTGCAGCTCCTGCAAGGGGACCGGCGGCCACGGCTACATCACCGACGGCGACTGCGGCGACTGGGAGGACTGCCACTGCCTCAACCAGCTCCGCACCTGGCGACTGCCCCTCTGGCCCGGCCGCACAACCACCGAGGAGTACCCGTTCTGATGACCAGCAACCAGCCACTGCGCTGCACCCGCTGCGGTGACGAGGACGGACCGTTCATCCCCGAAGCCGGCCTGTGCGAGGACTGCGAGCGCCTCGTCCCCGGGGACGGTGCCGCATGACCGCCGCGGTGGAGGTCGAGGCGCCGGCAGCGGTGGCCGTCACGGAGCCCGGCATCTACCCGGACATGCCGATCGACGTCTACCACGGCGACCCGGTACCTGGCGGAAGCCTCTCCTCGTCCGGCGCCCGCAAGCTCCTCGACCCGAGCTGCCCCGCGATCTACAAGTGGGAGCGCGACAACCCGCAGCCCCACAAGCGGGAGTTCGACATCGGCCACGCCGCCCACCTCCTCGTCCTGGGAGAGGGCCCGGAACTGGAGGTCATCGACTTCCCTGACTGGAAGAAGGTCGCCGCCCGGGAGCTCCGAGACCTGGCCTACGACGAAGGCAAGGTTCCGCTCCTGACCAAGGAGCACGAGCAGGTACAGGCGATGGCCGAGGCCATCCGCCAACACCCAACGGCGGGCCGCCTGTTCGACCCCGAAGCCGGGACCGCCGAGCAGTCCCTGTTCTGGCACGACCCCCAGTTCAAGGTGTGGCGCCGGGCCCGCCCGGACTGGATGCCGCACCGCGGCGACGGCCGGCTCGTCGTCGTCGACTACAAAACGTGCCGGGCCGCCGACCCGGGCGCCCTCCAGCGAGCCGTGTACGAGCACGGCTACCACGCGCAGGCCGCCTGGTACCTCGACGCCGTCAAGGCCTTCGCTCTCCACAGCGACCAGGAACCCGCGTTCGTCTTCGTCTTCCAGACCAAGACCGCCCCGTACCTGGTGCACCTGGTCGAGCTCGACTTCCCGGCCCTCACCCTCGGCGCGGCCCGCAACGAGCGAGCCCTTCGCACCTACGCCGAGTGCCAGCGCACCGGCGTCTGGCCCGGCTTCAACGACCGCATCACCTACCTGCCGCTCCCGCCCTGGGCGGAGAAGCGCGACCAAGAGGAGTACCTGTGAACCAGCCCGTCCACCTCCCGTCCAACAACGCCCCGGCCCGGGTCGGGCAGGGCACCGCGGTCGAGCAGTCCCGCGCCGCCGCCGAGGTGCAGGCTGCGGTCGTCGTCGCCCAGCAGTGCCCCCGCAACATCCAGCAGGCCGTCGCCCAGATGCGCGAGTCCTGCAACCAGATGTTCCTCGCCGAGCGCGCCTTCTACCGGTACCCGAAGGGCGGCCAGACCATCACCGGCGCGTCCGTCCACCTCGCCCGGGAACTGGCCCGCTGCTGGGGCAACGTCCAGTACGGCCTCGTCGAGATGCGCCGCGACGACGACTACGGCCAGTCCGAGATGCAGGCCTTCGCCTGGGACGTGCAGACCAACTCCCGCAACAGCTCGACGTTCATCGTCCCTCACCGCCGCGACACGAAGAACGGCCCCCAGGCCGTCACCGACATGCGCGACATCTACGAGCTGAACACGAACAACGGCGCCCGCCGCGTCCGTGAGGCGATCTTCGCGATCCTGCCGCCCTGGTTCGTCGAGGAAGCCAAGGAGCTGTGCAACCGGACCCTGCGCGACGGCGGCGGCAAGCCGCTGGCTCAGCGGGTCGCCGACGCCATTAAGGCCTTCGAGGGCATCGGCATCACTGCGGACCGGATCGAGGCCCGCTTCGAGCGCGGCTCGGAGAAGTGGACCGAGCACGACGTCGCCCAACTGCTGGTGATCTTCAAGTCGATTCAGCGCGGCGAGGTCACCGCCGAGGACGAGTTCCCCGCACCCCGCGTCAGCGCCGACGAGCTGATCGGCGGTGCCAGCAAGAAGCCGGCCACCGAGGCCACCGCCTAACACCACCCCGATCGGGAGCCGCCGCGGCCCGAACCTGCGGCGGCTCCCAGGACCAGGAGACCACGTCATGACCGTCACGCCCAGCCAGGCCCGCACCCGGGCACTCGCCGAGGTCGCCGCCCTCTACTCCACCGTCACCGACTGGGACACCGCGGTCTACGACCAGGTCGTCCTCCACCTCGCCGACACCGGCCAGCCCATCGGCATGAACCAGATCCGCACGATCGTCCCCGAAGGCGCGGCCCGTAGCGCCGGCCTGTACTTCCACCAGTTGGTCGGCCACGACGCCCTCCACCCCGCCGAGCCCGCCCTCCTCATCAAGATCGACGAAGAGGTGTCGATCAACCCGAAGGCCCGCGGCAAGAAGGTCAACGTCTACCGACTCACCCGCGCCGGACGGAAGTTCATCGAGGACCGGCAGGCCGCCCGCATCGAGCAGCGGAGCGCCGCGTGATGGCCCGCTTGGAGGGCGTCCCCCTCGGCCGCCTGTACCTCGCCCTGATCGCCGCAGGAGCCGTCGCAGGCGCCCTGTACGCGGCGGCCAGCCTCGCCGTCGAGCACGTCACCGGGAGGCGGACGTGAGCCCCATCGCCGACTGGGTCATCAACCAGGCCATCGTCTTCGCCCCCGGCCTGCTCCTCGCCCTCGCCCTCCGCCAGATGTGGCGGGCCCTCGCAGCCGCCAGCCGGCGCATCGACCACATCCTCGCCGAACACGCCCGCGACATGCGGAAGGAGACGCCGTGACCGCCGACTCACAGCCGCACGGAGAGCGCCGCTGCTACCTCCGCGGGTGCCGGCGCCCCGAATGCGTCGAAGCGAACCGCAGGTACTGCAAGCAGTACCGCGTCGCCACCATCCGCCAGCCCATCCGCGTCGACGCCACACCCGTCAAACAGCGCATCGAGGAATGGTCCGGCCAGGGCTACAGCCACGTACAGATCGCGCAAGCCGTCGGAGGCAACAGCGGCGACATCACCAAACTCCTCAGCGGGCAACCCACCGTCGCCCCCAAGGTCGCCGTCCGATACCTCAACTCGCGCGGACCCCGCGGTATCCCCTTCCACGCCACCACCGACAGCACCGGAACCGTCCGCCGCGGCCGGGCACTCCACGCCATCGGATACCCGCTCTACGAGATCGCCGACGGCCTTCCCGTGAACACCGCGTACCTCGGCCGCATCCTCGACGGCCGGTACCCCACCATTCGCGTCGCCATCGCTGAAGCCATGACCGCCCGGTACCGGCAGCTGCGATGGAAGCCCGGCACATCCCACTTCGCAGTCCACAGCGCCGCCCGCCGCGGCTGGCACGGACCGTTCGCCTGGGACGGCAACATCGACGACCCGGACGCCCAGCCCGAGACGCTGCCCACCTACGCGCCACTCGCCGCCAACGGCCGCGACTCGATGCGCAAAGCCGAGATCGAACACCTCTACCTGCTCGGCGAATCCATCCCCTCGATCGCCAAGCAGCTCGGCGCCAACGAGAAGTACACCAGCGACCAACTCGCCGCCGTCCTCCGCGAACGCGCCGCGAAGACGCTCGCCAGCCGCTCCGACTCCGAAAGGGCAGCAGCCTGATGTCCATCGCGTCCAAAAAGAAGGCCCGGACCGCCACGCACCGACCGGCTGTCAAGCGCCGCCGTTTCCGCCACGACGAGTACACCGCGGTCGACCTGTTCTCCGGCTTCGGCGGACTCACCGAGGGGATCAGGCGCGCCGGGTTCACGACGATCATGGCGGCGAACCACAACGAGTACAAGGTCCAGGTCCACGAGGCGAATCATTCTTACGCCGAGCACTGGATCGCCGACCTGGTCGACCCTGAGGCGGCCGACTACCACTCCGCCCGTGACCTCCCCGCCGCCGACATCCTGGTTGCCGGCGTGAGCTGCGTGAACCACTCGCCCGCGAACACGCTCAAGGCCTACGCGCAGGGTCTGACCCTGTTCGGGATGGACGACCCCGACTACGAGGCGCGGGTCACCCGGTCCGAGCGGGACCGTGCCACCGCGAACTGCGTCCTGCACTACGCGCAGACCCACCGACCGCGGATGATCCTCGTCGAATGCACGACTGAGCTGCAGTCGTGGGGGCCACTCCGCCCCGGCAGCAAGAAGATCGGCGACGGCAGTACCTACCGGTGGTGGCTCAAGCAGTTCGACCTGCTCGACTACAACCACAAGGTTCTTTTCCTCAACAGCCAGTTCTTCGGCGTCCCGCAGTCCCGCAACCGCGGCTACTGGGTGTTCGTCCACAAGTCGCTGCCAATGCCGGACCTCGAGCACCGCCCCGCGTCCAGGTGCCACCACTGCGACAAGGACATCGAAGCGGTCTGGACGTGGCGCACCGGCATCCCGCCCACCGGGAAGGTCGCCTACGGCGAGCAGTACGAGTACCGCTGCCCGTCGTGCCGTACCCGCGTCGAGCCTCCGGCCACCCCGTCCATCGCCGCGCTCGACCTCACGGATCTCGGCACCCGCATCGGCGACCGGCCCGTCAAGACGTTCAAGGACGGCCACCGCGGCCCATTCGCCGCATCCACGACCGCCCGTATCGACCGGTGCCGCAAAAAGTTCGCCGACTTCCCCGCGATTCTCATGCCGGCCAAGGGCGTGCACGGATCCGAACGGCTGCTGCTGCAGCCACTGGCGACGCAGACCAGCCAGCAGGAGGCAGCTCTCCTGTCGACCGGGCACGGCCTGTGGGACGAGTCGGCGCTCGCACTCGCCGTCGACAACTATCAAGGCGCGCCCCGCGGACTAGGCGAGCCGCTGCCCACCCAGCTCGCCTCCGAGACCCTCGCTGTCGTTTCATCCGGCGTCATCCCGTACCGCAAGAACACCGTGCCCGCCGTGTACAGCGAGCCGATGTCCACGTTCACCGCCGAACAGATCCCCGGACTGCTCACCGCAGCCGGCTGGTTCAAGCAGAACGGAACCAGCCCCGGACACGGGACGGCACCGCACCCGGTCACCGACCCGCTGGGCACCCTCACTGCCCACGACACGACGGCGCTCCTCACCGCGAACTGGGGTCCCGCACTGTCACAGGTGCCGTTCGACGAGTGCTTCTACCGAATGATGGCCGCCCACGAGATCGGCCGCGGCTGCGGCTTCGACGTGGACTTCCGCGACTACTCCGGAACCTTCCGCGTGTGGGGCACCGCGCGCGACCAGGTCGACGGCTTTGGGAACGCCGTCAGCCCGCAGGTTGGCACCTGGATCGGCGAACGACTCCGCGCCGTCCTCCACAGCTACCAAGACCGCGGCCCCGAGCTCGCCGCAGCCGCCTAGCCCACAACGCGACGAAGCCCCGCCGGAAGGCGGGGCTGGGAGGAGAGGAGGGGACGTGAAGCAGCTAGGACTTGACGGCGGGCGCGATCTTCGCGACCCACTCGCGGGTGAAGCCGGTCAGCTTCGCCATGTGGGAAGGGCCTTTGCCGCCGGCTCGGCCTTCGACCAGCAGTGCACGCAGCTCTGCGTCGGCGTCGTTGAAGGCCTTCTCGGCGCGGGTCCGCTTTCTCGCGGCGGCCTGAATCCTCTCGTCCAGCTCGTCCATGTTGCACATAGTGCCATGGCGATGCGCGGTCACGCTACGCGACCGCGAGTATCGCTCGCGAACGGTGGCCGCGAACGGTATTCTCATCTCTGGAGTCGAGAGATCGCTGAACGCGGGCCTCCCTGAGGCCTGGTTCCGAGCGCCCAAAACACCTCAGCATCTCCGCCGAAAGAGAGTCCTCATGCCCAGCAGGTTCGAGTTCGAGCGAGCAGTGAAGGCGAGCAGCCTGCCGCCGCTGTCGCGCTTGCTGGCGCTGACGATCGCGACGTTCGCCAACTCAGACACGGGCGTCATCCCGGCGCGGTATCAGCCGTCCCTGTCGACGCTCCTGGCGGCGACAGGGATGTCGAAGGGGTCACTCCTCGCCCACCGCAAAACGCTGGACGAGGGGAAGTGGGTCACCTTCACGTCTCCGAGCCAGGAAGACCAGGTCCGCAAGAAGGCCCGCAATGTCTACAAATTGCACGTTCCGGCTGGGTCAGCTCCTGACCTAGCTACTGGGTCACCTGATGACCCAGACGAAACGGACACTGGGTCAGTGGCTGACCTAGAGCTAGGTCAGGAGATGA